TAGACATGATTTCCTTTCCTGTCCCAAATCCGTTATTTGGGTACGACAGTATTATGCGCTTGTAATCATGGTAAGTGTAGGAACTGACATGCGTGTCCTATAACGCTTTTGTTACAAAACCCCTATTGCGTCAAAGTCGTCAATATGGTCATCAATGGTTCGGCTATGCTCTTTTCCCATAGACCTTACCCTCAAAGATAAAACTACCGTCATGGTTAATAGGAATTGTGACTACGGTCACACGATTGGCGTCGACATAAGCAACAGCGAATCCCGTCTGCCAGTTGGCATAGCCCCTTGTATAGCTCATACCGCTACTAGATAGGTCAACTAGGTTGCCTACCTCTACACCCTGTAAAACACGCCCTAAACGCCCATTGTGGGCTTCTGAGTAGGACATGTGACCTAACCTATGAGTGTGACCACAGACAACATTTTTACCTATGCGGCGTGCGCCGTTTAAGGCTGTCTGCCCAGCATTGTTAGACATAGGGAAAGCGTCGCCATGAGTGACATGCCAACCTTTTGCCCAGTCAAATCCGTATGGGTGAAACTTGATGTTGAGCTTGTCATATCCCATAAAACGCTCATACTTGAGTTCGGGTAAGTTAAGAAAACTTGGCAGTCTTTTCTTGATTGATCTGTATAGTCTGATTCCATGATTGCTACCCACTATGTCGGTTACTCCCAAGTAAGTTAATACCTCTTGGGTAAATACTCTGTCCTCATCTAGATTGCCAACCATTTCGTCAATGGTATTGGCATTAAAGCTGCCTAACTGAGGCATGTCTATCTCATCACCCACACAGATTGTTTGGTGTGGATTCCATTTGGCTAGAAAACGACCAACTGTCTTTACTGCTACTTCATTTATGTACGGGGCTTGCAGATCACTTATGAACGCAATGCGCTTAATAGGTTAGTCCTCGTCCTCGTCGTCATCATAGAACGGTGTGATGTCGGTATCGGCTATCTGAGGTATTAACCAGTCAGGTAAGTAAGCCTTGTCCATCATTCCCATTGCTACTTCGACGGTGAAACCAGCTCTACGCAATGATAAGTACCATTCATTTAGCGCAATGGCGTGCATGTCTAATTCAGTAGTCTCACGACGAGCTACTGATTTACGTCTGCGTACTGGTTTCTTTTTGGCTGCCATGTTTTAATTGTCTCTTGATAGTAGGACAAATAGGTCATCAACACGCCGCTCTAAGCGATTGATTTGATCTTTGATACTTGATCCCCCATTGGGTCTAAGTTCATTTAACCAGCCTTTGACTAAGAACCTAAGTCCTATTGCAAAGCCAGTAAATACAGTTGTTATTGCGGCACAGATAGCGGCAATTTCTACCGCTGTCATTACTCTTTTGCGCCTATGCCAAACTGTGTGTCATCAGGATTTAATGCACGCAGTAAAGGTGCAATGAAAGCAACAGCAAATGCTTTCCATAACTCTGAAGGTGCAAGGTCAGGTTGTGTTACATAGATTGTGGCTAGACAAACAAAGGCTGATCGTCCATAGCTGTTAATCATTGCCCAATGTTTTGATTTCATATTTTGCCCCCTAGTAGTGGTATGTCAAAAAAGGTACTGTCATTATCGGAAGCCTTGTTAAAACTGATATGAATATGGTGGTTATGAGGTGAAAACCCTTTGTACTTACGCCAGCGCCAACCGAGTACAGGGCTAGCAATTTTGCCTAAGTGAATTACATAAGATATGCGTCCACTATTTTTCCCGTAGAGTCTAAGCTGATCTGCCAAATATGCTGAATCGCCTCGGTTGTCAGAAAGGCTAGCGTCAATGTCAATAGCTCTAACGACGCCGTTGGACTTCGGGTCAGGTATATGGTCTGACTTACCTGCCTGTTGGTGACGCAAATCAGCCACCCACCCATCGCTGCGCCTGCTACGACCTGCGTAATTATCATCGATCTGCTCACGCAGCTGTACTGCGGATTTGGACAACCATGGCTTCATTAGGAAAGTAGTAAAGCAGCTTCCTCAGCTGTGATACCTAACTTGGCTAGTAGATCAGCCTTAGCTTCAGCCTTGATAGCAGCGTCAGCGTCAGCTTGTGCTTTGTCTGCTTGTGACTTTGCTCGGTCTGCCTCTAACTGTGCAATTTCCTCATCAGTTAGTTCAACCTCAATCTGCTCTTTAGTTTCGCAGTTGATGATTAGTTTAGTTGGTTTTGTCATGTTTCTCCTTTATGAGTTTTTAATGCCGTATAGGTAAGCGGTTGAATATTGAGCAAGTGTTTGTCCTGATGAATAAACAGACAATTCGTTAATGGCTGAAGTTGATGACCATAAGCCAGCGTGTAATATAAGTTCTTTTGTAGATGAGTTAGTTTCATTAACAAAATCTATGGAATAAGATTTGTAATTAGCAGTTGCGTAATTTGGAAAGTAAACCTCTAAATTACAAAATGTATCAGCGGTTTGACCTGTTCCGCCACCAATTGCTGCAATTTGATCATTTGTATTGTTAAATGAAAATACACTAGAACTTGTTCCATACGTTTCAACATTTCGCCATGATCTATCTGTGCTGACATTATTTATTTTCATATTTAACGCGGTTGCGTCAATACCTGAGTTTGCAGTTATTCTGCCAGTAAATACCAGTTTGAGGTCTGTGTAGGTTGAAGGAATTGAAGTGAAAGTAATGGCTGATGAACCACCTGAACCAACTTCACCCTTATCAATAAGCGTATATGTAGTAGCCATTATTCTGCCTTAATTCCATAAAGAGTGAAGGTTGAGCCTGATACCCAATTAACAGAAAACTCAGGAGATAAAGAAATAGATGTAATTGCTTCAGTAGCAGAACCAGTAGAACCACGCCATAAACCAACTGTTGTTCCTACTACTGATGCTGGGTTACTATTTCTTGTTAATACAGTTTTGTATGTAGTTGTATTTGCATAGTTTTGAATTTGAATAATGTTGTTACCATTACCCAATGTGGTAGGCAATGAATTACCATAAATAAAAGTTGAACTTACTCTGTCTGAAGTTGCAGATGACCCATTTCCCTGCATACGAGTTGTTGAGTAATTACTTCCTGAATCTGTATTAAATCTAATACCAAGATTATTACCACCACTTGCAGCAGCACCATTAACAACAATAATTAAATCAGTATAGGTAGAAGGGATAGAACTAAAAGTTACTGTTGTAGTAGCACTACCCAAAGTATTAGTCGCTATCGGTTCATAAGTTGATGACATGTTAGTCCTTTATTCCGTATAAGGCAAAAGATGAATATTGAGACAAATTGACTGAAGCACCAATACGAATAGAAGTAATAGCACTTGTTGTAGAATAAAGATTTGAACCTAAATAAACTCCGCCTGTGCCATTATTATCAATTCCGCCAAGCGTTCTAATTACTTTATTTTTTGTAGTTGAACCATAATCTAAAATATCCGTTATTAACCCATAGCGGTTATTAAATGTATTGCCCCATTGAATAGTAAATAAATTACCAGTAGTTCCACCACCTGTAACTGCGCCGTCACCAATTAGATAATGGTAGTAGGTTGAGTTTGTTGAGCCGTTCATTGTTAAGTAAAGGTTAGTAGCAGCGGTGTTTGTTGTGTAACTTGCTCTAATTTGTAAATGCTTGTAGCCAGAAGGTATAGAAGTAAAATCAATGTAAGGTGTGCCGCCTGAGCCTACTGTGGCTGTGGCTATTGATTCGTAAGAACTTGGCGGAATCGGTGGCGCACCTGTGCCATAAATACCAGCTGCAATATTGCCGATCATTAGGCTATTGCGCCTGTGATAACCCAAGTGTTTGCTGCGGTGCGAACAGCCACACAGCTCTTGTATTGTGCCAAGGTTGGTGCTGTTGGTGCTGCACCAGCTGAAGCAATAGTTACACCTGCACCAGCAGCAAAGGTTAACAACCCTGCGCCTGTGTTTAGAAAGGTAATTGCTGAACCGACTGCGGCAGCTGTAAGAGTTGAATCAGGGGCAATGGTTACAGTCTTGGTTGAAGCGTTTGTTGTGATAACCAACGCTTGATAAAGGTCTGTATTGGCTACTGTGTAAGTAGCGCCTGACTGTGCATTTGCTGTGAAGGTCACAAGCCCGTTAAACATTGCAGCTGAGAGGACATCACCCGTTGAAGCTGGAAAACCTGTTGCCATTGTATTACTCCTTAGTAGCTTAGTATATCATCACCGAGGACGCCATAAGTGGTGTTACCTATGATAAACCCGTCTGTGATTGGTTCAAGTGTGGTAAAAGTACCCAACCAGCGGTTGGGGGTTATATCCCAAGC